CAGCGGCGACCTGTGGACCAGGGCGCGGAAGGACTTGTTCGCGCAGAACCTGATCGACATCGAGAACATCGTCCCTGCCCCGAACTCGTGGGCATCCAAGACATCCAGGATCATGTTCGACATCGTGGGCCACAACACCATCGACATCTCCACCGTCCATGTGTGGGTCATGGGCGACGCGGCCTGGACGGGCGGCGCGTTCGTCGCGCCGTACTCCGGCGTCACGGACTTCGCCACCGGGCGCAGGCTGCGCTTCGAGATCGCCTCGACCGACCCGTGGCCGTGGCAGACCAACGTGTCCGTCAGGGTCGTCGCCAGCGACATGTTCGGGAACGGCGTGGACGAGACCTGGGAGTTCTCCGGCGACTCCGGCCCACCGTACATCCTGTGGGGCGATCCGTGGTACGGCGGCCGCCTGGAGGGGGACGGATACCTCAACTTCTTCGTCACCGACGACAATGCGGGCGTGGACGGCTCCACGCTCGACGCCTATGTCGGCGGCGAGTGGGCCGTAACCCTGGCCAACTGGCCGACCCCGATATTCAAGGCTCCGTACAACGGACCGCTCTCCGACGCCTACCAGGACACCCGCGACGGCATGGATGGCTACCATATCACGCTGCAGCGCACCAGCCCGTACACATCAGGGCACCAATGGAACCTGCGCGTCCTGTCGGACGACAGGCTCGGGCGGCACCAGGACCAGACATGGCTCCTGAACACCATGCCGTACGTCGAGATCGTTTCCCCGGCCGACGGGTCGCACAACAACGCGCCGCATGCGCAGATGGAATTCTGGATTCTCGACGACGGGTACCTGCTCCAATCCTCCATCGACGCGTACGCGTCAGGCACGCTTGTGATCGAGCACGGAACCATCGTGACCGGTTGGACATTCTTCGCTGGCGAGATCACGCCAGGCACCCATGATGGATATGACGGATACCATGTGATCCTCGTCCCGAGCCCTGCGTACGGAAACAACTGGCCGACGAACTGCGAGATGCGGATCATGGCGTCCGATTCGGACGGTTACACCATGGACAGCCGGTCGTGGGAGTTCCACACCGACAACACCGCGCCGAACCTGGAGAACATGTCCCCGGCTCCTGGATCGTCGAGGCAGCCGCTCGACTCGCTTGTGGTGTTCGATGTCGTGGACCACGAGTCGCATGTGGATAGCAACAACCTCTCCGTCGAGATCGACGAGGGCGACGGAGCGGTCACGGCCTACACCCACGCTGGAGGCTTCGTGTCCCCGTACGACGGTGGCTCGTCTTCGGTGGCGGCGATAACCGACGGGTACCGCGTGACAATCCAGAAAACGGAGGAGTGGGAGACGAGCTGGATCAACATCGCCGTCCAGGCGTACGACCATGTCGGCAATGTCATGGACGATGGATGGGAATGGAACACGGGGTGGTGCCGTTTCGATCTGCGCGCCCAGTCGGGCGCCGCGAAGTCAGGGCACAAAATGACGGCAGGGACAGGCGGCGCGCCGACATGGCCGTCCTTCGCGTACAACGCCGCGTCATGCGTGGCGGCGTCCTGGCCGGCGTGGGACGGCTACGGCAACACGCTGACGGCATCCGGTTCCGGATCCACCAGGCTGAACGCCGGCTCTCCGCTGAACAGCTCCCTGGACGACTCCGTCGTTTTCGACGGCTCGAGGACATACAGGAACTATGACGGCGATGTGACCACACACGACTTCGCCGTGGAGTTGCTGGTCCGCACGCCGCCGAAATCGTCCGGGCACGGATACATCGTCCGCAAAGGGTTTTACTATCCCGGATGGAACATCTCCGTCGAGGACGCTCCCGCCGACCCGTACGGATGGGTAGGCAAGCGCATTCGCTGCACCATGGGGTCGGCCAGCAGCCAGTTCTCGGTCGTGTCAAACACTTTGTGGTACGACACCTGGTACCATGTCCAGGTGCTGGCTGAGCGCAACGGCTATCTGTGTCTGATCGTCAATGGGGACATCCACTCATCGTCGTACATCGGTTCGCTCGATGCCGTGTCGCTGACCACGACGCACGGTTTGGTGATCTCCGAGGCGCGGGTCGCCCTGGCGTTCATCCGCTTCTGGACGGCCGAGAACCTGGTCGGAGGGGGATTCGGGGCATCAATAACCAGGCGGTTCCGGCAGATATGCGGAGCGAATCCGCAGACCGCTGGGCTGGACACGGAGGCGCAGCGCGACAGGGCGTCGTTCAAGAACCTCGATTCCAAAGGATATGTCCATCGTGTCGGGGAAAACTGGATCGGCACCTGCATGCGCACGGATGCGTCGGTGGTTCCAACATGGCGCGAGGGGCTGCTCATCGAGGACGCCACAGCGAACTACTGCGGCAAAGGAGATTTCGAGTTCGGTGACTACACACAGGGCAAATGGTACGGCTATCTCGGCTGGTCCATCTGGCGTCCGCTCGCCCCAAATCGCGTGTCGGACGCCCTGTACTGTTTCTGCGGAAATCCCTCGGTGTTTACATACGCCTCGTCATGGGAGGGCAGCGGGCCTGACCGCGTGGTGTACTCGGCATATGTCAAACCATCCAGGAACAACTACCTGTATTTGCGTCTTGATGCTTTTGGTCCTGTTCTCCATGTGTATGGCACTTATTCGGTGTGGTTGGATGATCCATTCTACATGATCGGGGTGTTCGACTTGACAGGCGCCGGCTCGGCCGCCATCTACGACTACCATGGAGGATCGCTGGATCCGCAATCCGCAGCCGAGGAGGCTGGGATAGAACGACTGTCCGACGGCTGGTACAGGATCTGGGTGTCCGGTCCGTATTCAAAAATGATGAAGCACACTCCCGGCTACGCTCTAACCCCGCGCATACAGCCGTGTAAATCCTTGACCGACCTATCGGCTCCGTCCGGCTCGTACAGCCCCGGCGACGTGTGGTTCTGGTTCTGGGGGCCGCAGATCGAGAGGTCGGTGACGAACAAGCCAAGCAGCCTGTTCGATTGGGCCCACGACCCGCTGTATCCGACCCGCGACCGCGAGCCGGACGATTTCGCGTTCTATTCGTCCTACAACTGCTGGGACGGCTACGGGCGCCTGCGCGCCGAGGTGGTCGGCAGAAACGTCGGCTCGGAGTTGGCAACGACAGAGACGCCCGTGGTCCTGACGGACCTGGTGCCGCCGACAGGCAGGATATCCCTTGACATCGGGGTGTCGGCGGCCGACACGCGGTTCGTGGACGGCGCAGCCGACACGACGCTGACGGGGTCGGGCGACATCCTGGACGGCGACATACACTCCATCGAGGCGGCCTACGATTCACTCGGCGCCGACCTGATCGTCGACAACGCGGTCGAGGCGTCGGGTGCCCCCGATGTTCCGTCCACGACGTCCGGGTACATCTACATCGGTTCCGACCGCCTGACGGCGGGGCATTGCCCCGACCTGGCCATCAGGCGCGTGAAGATCTGGAACAAGGAGTGATGAGCCATGATCCTCAAGGAGAACGGCGAATACATCCTGTACGACAGCACCGGCGAACGAGTCCTTGGACGCCACACGACGCGGGCCAAGGCCCTCGCCCAGGAGATAGCGATACGGATCTCGAAGGCGCGGCGCGCGGGCCGCAGGATACCTGGAGGGAAGAAATGATCCTCCTGAACACAAGCGATTCAAAACGGATGGCCGTCCTGGCGGAACTCTGCCAGTTCGCCAAGGAACACGATATGACCGGGGTGGAGTTCGTGGAGCTGGTCCGCATGTACGCCGACATCAACCCGGCACTCCCGGAATGGCGGACCGTGGTCACACGGATCTGGCTCGGTCTCGCCGCCAAATAGCCGTCACGCGGTCGTCGCCTGTGCTGGTCTCGAAGAACCCGCGCTCCGCGAACCAACCGCTCGGCACGCTCCAGAGATGGCTCTCGCGCTCGTTGCCGTATGCCGGGCCGTCCAGCGTTTCCTGGTCCACGGGACACGCGCACAGGATGGCTCCGCAGGAGCGCTGCAGCAGCGACAGGATAGCGATGGCGTCCGCCTCGGGACAGTGCTCCAGCACATGGATGAGCAGGACGAGGTCGTAGTTCGGAAACCTCAACTGCTGCGAGATGTCGCCGCGCACCACGCGGCATTCGGGGAACAATCTGGCGATCTCGCGGCAGTTCCCCTCGTCGATCTCCAGCACATCAGTTTTGTACCCGCCACGCAGCAGGTCGGGCAGCAGGAATGCCCGCCAGCGAGAGGCTCCCACATACAGAGCCCTCTTCCCCTCGCCGTGCGCCAGCTCGGGGCAGATCGCCCGAACAGTTTGCCACTCGTGGTCGTTGTCCTGCTCATGGTGCACCCGTGCCAGACCATGTGTCGGCGGCACGCCGTCAAGATGCAGTCGCCTCATCGCATCCTCCTCGAAATCATCTCGACCGTGTCGAGAAAAGCATCCACTGTCAGCGCTCCGCGCATGTGGTTGCAGCGTGGGCAGCACGGCATACAATTGTCCCATATGTAGCCAGCTTTATTGTCTATTCTATCGACCCCACCGCCCTTTTCGCCACACCATGCGCATGGTTGCGAAATCAAACAGGAAAATTTCTCCAGCGACAAATCCCACTCCAGACCGCGTTTCGCCGCCGACGCCTGGTACCTGCCATACAACCGCTCTGGCACCGACCGTTCGCGGCACGCCGCGCACAGCGGCAGACCATCCACCCTGGCCGCCACCGCTTTCACAAACCCGCACGCCGAGCACGGCTCGGCCTTCGCCAGAGCGAGGCAGTGCTTGCACAACGGGGCGCCGGCACGGCGCGCCCACACCAGGCGCTCGCGCCCGCACACCGAGCACGGCTCACGCTTGATCGAAGCCATTGGCGACCTCCCACCTGTCCCACCGCAGCGAGCCGACATCGCCAGCCAGCACCCAGCCGCCATTCCCCAGCCGCCATTCCCCCGGAGGCGACCCCAGCCGCTCATACTCCGCCAACCACTCGGGATGGCGTATCGGTCTGCCGGACAGCCAGCGGCGAAAGTCGGCGCGGAACGCCGACTTCAGCCTGTGGCATGGTTTGTACGATGGCGGATCCCATCGCCGACCAGCTTCCACCGGCAGCCGCCTGTCGGCGGCATGTTCCCGCGATCGCGTCGCGATCCGCATGCATGCCATGCATTGCGCCTGGAGCCCGTCCAGACGCCTCCAGAACGCGCTCCGCCGAGCTTCCCCGCACCGGCATGGTTTGCATAGGATCCATTCTGATCCAATCATATCGCACATGTGTCACCTCTTTTTGTAAGCATCCTTACGCGGTTTCGTGCGATTCGCGGAAACACCGCTCGTGTCTGCCACGGATGCCCAGTCCTCCGTGCCTCCTGCGCGATTCTGGAGCGTCTGGAGGGTGTCCCTGACCCCAGCCTGGTAGGCGTCCGCGAGATCGCGCTCGCGCTGCTCGACTCTCATCCTCTCGATGTCCTCCAGCCACACGTCGTCCTCCAGGATCGCGATCGCCTCACTCGTCGTCATCGCGCCGTCTTTTTCCGATGTCCCGAACTGGGACGCAGAACGGTCTCTGTTTTCCTGATTGTCTGAATGTTTTCGCGTCATTGAGCTGTCTCCTCGCTTTTTTTTCCATCTCTTCCCAGCCGCCCTTGGCGGAGCCCTCGATCTCGCGCCTGTCCATATTGTCCAGCAGATCCGCCGTGGTCGGCTCCACATACGGCGCAGGTTCCACGGATGCCTGGTAGGCATCCATCATGGCGTCCAGCACCGTGTCGATCTCCGCCGCGTGCTCACGGGGCACAGGCTTGGGCGGCGGGGCGTATGGCGGCTTCGGTTCAGGTTTCGCCTTGGGCTTCAGCTTGGGCGGCGAAGCCGCCCGCCAGGCGTTCCAGTAGTGGTGGCGGCATAACTTTTTGGAATACTGTCGCTCTCCGCACCCCTCGACCGCGCAGACCCCGGTCTGGGTCCGCGGCCTACCCCTGCGGGGATTGTTCGGATTCCTCGGCATTCTCTTCACCGTATCCATCTCGCATGCGCTCGAGCATCTCGGTCACCAGGATCGCCTGGCCCAGCAGAAGCAAGGTGCCATTGGACATGATGTAGAAATTGTTCATGTTGGCCGTGGGCGTTTTCCACATCGCCGCAGGGGACACGCCTGCCGCTTTTGCCCTGTCGCGCCAACCAAGGCCTCGCAAAACTTCAACTCGTTTGTGGTTATTGCCCATCGGCATCCCAGTCGGTGGCGTGGACGATCTCGCATCCCGCCTGGATGAAACCGAGATCCATCCCCCGCCACCCGAGAAAAACGATGCGACCCTCATTCCGCCACCTCCATCTGCGCCCATTGGCGCATGCGCGCCTGCAGCCCGATCCTCACGACCTCGGGCATCCCGTCGATCACCGCCGCGATGCGCTCTGTCGCGCAGTAGCGCAACAACCCGTCATCCAGATCTGGACGCCAGTCCGCCAGCAGCAGCCGCGCCATGCGCTGCGACCACCGCGCCCCCTCCGGCATGGACGCCATCGCGTCCCGCACCGCGCCCATATGGCGGAATCCCTTCATCCCATTGATAAGATTGCGGATGTTCACATCTCCCTGCTTGTCGTCCATGGTCTTCCCCTTCAGATGTATGCGGCGCGACACCCGCGCCGCCATGATCGTCGCCGTCATGGCGATGGATTCGTGCGTCATCTCCTCTTTCCGGCGATCCCCGCAGCTCCCTTGCCGGCGATCCAGTAGGACACATCTGGACTCCCCATATCCACCCACGCCAGCCAGCCCTCCGCCCGCGCCATCGCCATCGCCTCGCGCAGCGAGCCATCGTCCTTGCCGAGCGTGTACAACGAATCCCGCCTGGTGTTGCGGGCGTGCCACGCCATCTGCCAGCCAATGGTGAGACCTGGACTGGCGTTCGCCAGCTCGGTCGGCTCGGCATCCTCCCACATCTCCCGCAGCATATCCAGCAGCGCGGACACCGTGCCCTCGCACGGCTTGGGAGAAAATTGTTTCAGGCTGTCCGCCATCCGCTTGTCCATCTCCTTGTCGCTCATGCCTGCCTCCTTTTTCGTTTTCGCCACGATGTTGACCGTGCTGACGCTGATTTTGCATTCGCGCGCCACAGCGCGCTGTGATGATCCGTTCTCCAGAAGGGAAAGCACTTTGGCCCGTTCCCGTTTCGACAACTTGTCAGCCATCCTCACTTCTCCTTGTTTGTTTCCGGTCGTTCGAGCGCGCCCCTAAATGAGGGAGCCTGTGTTCGGCTCCCTCTATAGGGGCGAACCGAACACCCGAACATGCCGTTTTTTGAAGTTAACCCATTGGATTATTTTTGGAATAGTGTTCGAGTGCTCGAACACCCGCAATCGAACACCTAATGTGTCCTGGCTTACGGTTTTTTGGTTGCGATATAGCATTTCGCTTCACAGGGTTTCGTCCTCGAAACCCGGCTGCTCGGGATGCACCGGCGCACCGCCTCCCCGGCACTTGCATCCCTGCGGAGCCGTGTCGGGATGCGCCGTCTCCTCCAGCAGCCACGCCACAGTCTCCCCCCTGGTGCGCCCCAGCGCGTCCGCCAGCGCGTCCAGCGCGTCGAGTTGGTCGCGGGTCATGGTCATCGATACTCCAAGCTTGCGGTTTTCCTTGCTTTTCCTCGGTTTTCCCATGCTACTCCTCCCGTGCGATGCGGGTGCGGTACTCGGTCTCGGCGACCGTGCCCTCCGCCATCCCGATGGCGCGCTCCAACTCGCCGATGCGCCGCTCCAGCCTCCTCGCCCTGTCCATGATGCGCCGGTCGAGATGCGCGTCGCGCCACAGACTGGACAGCAGGAGTTCCGCGTCCTTGAGCGCCTGGTGTGCCTTCGCGAGTTCGTCCCTGTTGGTGATGTTCGTGCTGATTCTCATGTCTTCTCTCCTTGCGATGGGCGGCTTCGCCGCCTGGTTGCCGCCAGGATCTCTTTTCTCCCTTGGCAAAAATATATATACGCTTTTTTCTACGATGTCGACATCTATCGAGAAAATATTTACAACTACCTCACATCATTGAGAATAAATCGTATGCGATCTTATATGTCCGAAATCTATCAATTATCCGCCATTTAGCCAGATAGCCGCCAAGCCGTGTGCGCAGATCCAGCACGGCTGGATTTTTTCCACGGATGTGCGGCTTTCAGCGCGACGAGCGCGACGAGCGAGGCACGACCGATGCGATCCCCCGCAGGCACGATCCGATCAAGACCATCCCACGACACCGATGACGGTTACGCGAGCCCGAAGGGCTCCGCTCGCCGCCTTGTCGTCACCCCGCCGGTTCCTTCATGGACCACATCACAAATCATAGAGGAACTGCGCGGTTCCATTGGGCAAACTTTGATTCACCTCAGGTCGTGCTCGGTGGCCAAGGAGCGCGCCATCATCATCAGCCACCTTTGCCGCAGCATCGCCGCCCTTGTGGGCATCGCCGCGATGGACACCGCTGATTTGACCACAATGTCCGACACCGAGCTCGTCGATCTCGGACAAAAGCTGATACGCGACATGGTGCGCGCATAGGCGACAACAGGGTGCGCATAAGCACCTACATCGTGGAGGATGGCGGTGAGGGTTGTGAACACGAAGCGCGATATGCGGGGATGGATGCTGGCGCACTGCCCGGATCTGCTGGGTATGCTCGAGGCGTGCGCGACGGCGCGGCGCCTGCGCCGCCGGGACGATCCCACGGCGCCGACCGCCGACCTGGACAACAGGGAAAGGGAGTTGTGGACGATGGTCGCGCGAACGCCGGGCTGGGCCGGCACGGCCCGCGTGGATGGAGGAGAGGAGACATGAGCGGGAAGTGGAGACCATACCAGACGCAGTACACAGCCATCGTGGAGTGCACGAAGAATCTGTGGCTTGTGGTCGAGGACAAGGTCAACGCCATGGTCGGTGTGGTGCCGGTCGTGGCGTACGGGTGCGAGACGCGCTCGACCGAGTACGGTCGGAGCGACAAATGGGTCCCTCTCGTGCTCGAGCAGTGGGCTCTCGTGGATGCGGAGAGCGTCCCCGGCGCGATGGGCATCATCATGGGCAGGGGCGGCGAGCCGCCCGACGAGGAGACCATCAGGGGTCTCGTGGAGGAATAAGATGGAAGGAACAGTTGTGTGGTTCGACGATCTGAAGGGCTTCGGCTTCATTCGGCCAGCGGAGGAGGGGGACGATGTGTTCGTCCACTTCACGGGCATCGCCCCGCCAGATGGAGGCGGCAGGCGCAGCCTGCGTCAGGGGCAGACCGTGTCGTACGAGCTCGGCTCGCACGCCGGGCGCACAGTGGCCACGGAGGTTGTGGTCGTGTCGGAGGAGTAGCATGGGTCGCGACCCGGAGATCGCGGTGAGATCGCCCCGCGAGGCGGATTTGCCATGGATCTACAGCACATTTATTCGGTCGCTGGCCAACCAGAAGACCTACAGGTCCATTGAGCCGCACCTGCTGTCCGCCATGCTGCACGCCCTATGCACGCGGATACTGTCGCATTGCGCGTGCGTGGTTGCGTGCGACCCGGACGATGAGGACCAGGTGTACGGGTACGCGATCGGCGATCAGCGCGACCGTTTGCTGGCGTGGGCGTACACCAAACACGACTTTCGGGGTTTTCATGTGGGGTCGCGGCTGGTCGAGGCGATGCTCGGTGATCTTGGCGGGGAGCCCGTCGGGCTCCTGCTGGCGACCGGGGCGAGCAGGCACCTGGAGACCAAGTGGCGCCTGGTGCCTCGTCCGGAGGCCGTGGGGAGAATGAGATGAGGCCGCCGGTCGAGTGTGTGCTTGTGAACCACGCGAGGATCGGCCCGCTGGCGGGCATGATCCGGCAGGCCGACGGCCTGCTCATGGAGTGGGAGGAGAACGGCCGCGGCGTCGTGGTGACGGACACCAGGCAGGGCAACCAGTGGCTCATCCCGTGGACGAACATCGCCAGCGTCAAGTTGGGCGAGGAGCCCAAGGCTCCGCCCGCCGGGACCGGCCCCGTGTCGCGCAAGGGCGGCAAACCGAAAGGCAAGCCGGTGGAGGCGCCGAAGCCGGCGCCGACCGGACCGCAGCCGTGCGACAAAAGGTCGCTGGCGCCGTTGATCGGGCTCAAATGAACCTCGTCGATGTGGTCGCGGAGCTCGGGCGCCGCAGGCGCCGCATCGGGCTCCTGGAGGGTTTGCATCCCGGCCAGCGCAGGATCCTGGACGCCATGGCGTCCAACCGCTTCATCGCCGTCCGCAGCCCGCGACGCTGGGGAAAAAGCGAGGGCGCGCTTCGCATCGGCCTGTCGGTGGCCGACAGGCTGAACGCCCGCTGCCTCTACCTCTCGCAGTACCGCACCAACGCCAAATCCATCGCATGGCCTATAGCCCTGGACCTCAACGAGCGCCTCGGCTGGCAGCCGAACCTGGTGGAACTCGCCCTGCGGGGCGACGGGAACCGCGAACTGCTGGTGGCGGGGGCGGATCGCCCCGACCTGGCGCGGCTGCTGCGCGGCTGGAAAAACGCCATTGTCATCCTGGACGAGGCGCAGGACTGGTCCATCGACCTGAGGTCGTTCATCAACAGCATACTTCGTCACACATTGACCGACCTGCGCGGACACATGATCGTCCTTGGGACACCTGGCTGGCAGGAGGACGGCTTCTACTGGTCGGCAACGCAGGGGCTTGAGCCCGAGTGGTTTCCGATCATCGGGGGGATGCTGGAGAACCCGCACACGGCGGAGCAGCAGCGCGAGGAGATGGCGGCCGCGCTGCTGGCCAACCCTTTGGCGGACAGGGAGCCGTGGTGGAAACGCGAGTACCTTGGCCTGTGGGTTGCTGATTCGCGCGCGCTGGTCTACCCGTTCTCGGACAGGAACATCATCCATGGCTGGGAGAACGCGCCGAGGCGGCGCATATTGGCCGTGGACTGGGGCTCGCAGAGCCCGTCGGCGTTCGTGGTGGCCGAGTTCGACACGAAGTCCAGCGACAAACTGGACTATGTTGATGCGTTCCAGCAGGCTGGGATGTCGCTGGATGATTACATCCGCGTCGTGTCCGATTTCCGCGACCGCTGGTCGCCCGTGCTGACGGTGGCGGACCCCGGCGGGACGAACCGCGCCCTCACGGACGAGATCGCGACGCGCTGCCGCGTGCCCATCCAGAATGCCGAGAAGGTGGACAAGGAGGCCGCGATCGCGGCCATGGTGCGCGACATCAGCCTGGGGACGGTGCGCGTCGCGTCGCCGCAATGCGAGCCGCTGCTCGACTGCTGGCGCAAGCTGGTGTGGTACAGGCGTCCCGACGGGACGCGCGAGGAGAGGGGCGAGAACCACCTGGCCGATTGCGCCCTGTACGCCCGCCGCGCCGCGTGGAACTGGACGCACAAGCCGGCTCCGCCAAGGGAGACCGAGGAGGAGCGGATGTTCAGGGAGGCGCGCGAGCGCGCCGCGAAGACCTTGAAAAGACAACGCGGTAGGGTCTAACCTACCAATATTCCTGTATTTGGTGGAGGGATAAGCGCATGTTTGATTGGCTCGACACGCCCGACGACGAGGTCCACACCGTCCTGGTTCCGATGATCAGGGCGCTGGAGGCGGAGCGCCAGCCGTACATCGACGACCTGAAGCGCTGGGCGGCGTTGTACCGCGACCGGCCGATCGTTGATTTCTGGCCGGGGCGCTGGCGCAACGAGATCGGCTGGCAGCTCGATGTGCCGTTGTCGTACAACGTGGTGCGGTCCTGCGTCGATACCCTTCAGAGCAAGATCGCGGTGCACCAGCCGGTGCCGAGGTTCCTGACCTCGGACGCCCTCCAGGAGACGCAGGACAAGGCGCGCTCCATGGAGCGCTACACGGAGGGGCTGCTCCGGGCGAGGCACGGGTGGGCGGTGGCGTCCCGCGCGCTGCGCGACGCGCTGCTCTACGGCACGGGGATCGTCAAAATCTATGTCCGGGACCGCAAGGTCCGCATCGAGCAGGTGCATGTCAGCAGGATCGTGGTTGATGAGCAGGCCTGCCTGTCGGGCGAGTGCCGCGAGATACACCAGCACGAGATGGTGTCGCTGGACGAGCTGCGCAAGGCGTGGCCGGACGCCGACATTTCCGGGACCAGGCCGGTCCCGGCCGGCATCAGCGGGCAGTGGGTGCGCGACCTGGTCGATGTCTTCGAGACATGGACGCTTCCGGCGGCTGGAAGACCTGGCAGGCACGCGATCTGCGTGGACTCGTGCACGCTGTTCTGCGAGGAGTGGAAATCCGAGCGCTTCCCGTTCGCCGTGATGCGTCACCAGGATCCGCTGCTCGGATGGTACGGCTCGGGCGTCGGCGACCTGGTCGAGGGCATACAGGTTGAGATCAACACGCTGCTGGAGAGGATCCGCCAGAACATGAACCTGCTGGCGGTTCCATACGTGCTGAAGCACGTGTCGTCGTCCATCGTGGACGAGCAGCTTCTGTCCAACGACACGGCGCGGATGGTGGAGTGGGATGGCACGGTCAAGCCGGAGGTGGTGACGCCGCCGGCGATACACCCGCAGGTTTTCGAGCAGCTTGAGACGCTGGTGCGCAGGGCGTACGAGATGGTTGGCGTTTCGCAGCTCTCGGCCATGGCGGCGAAGCCGCCAGGGCTGTCGAGCGGCGTGGCGTTGCGGTCGTACCACGACATCGAGACGCAGCGGTTCAGCCAGTTGGCGCACCAATGGGAGGGCTTCTTCGCCGAGATCGGGATCCTGGTCGTGGACGCGGCGCGCCTTGCGCGCGAGAAGGTGCGTTGGGCTGGTCCGACGGGCTGGCAGGAGCTGTCCCTGGCCGATATCGGCGCGGACGCGAACGATTTCGAGATCCAGGTGATGCCCGCCAGCGGGTTGCCGCAGACCCCGGCCGGAAAGCTGGAGCGGGTCGTGGAGATGGCCAACGCCGGCATGGTCGACCAGCGGGAGGCGAGGCGCCTCCTCGGGATGCCGGACCTGGAGAAGGCCGATCGGTTGGCCAATGCCGCGCTGGACGACATAGACAGGACGATGGAGCACATGCTTCGCACGGGCGAGTATCTATCGCCGCTTCCGATGCAGGACCTGGCCTACGGCCTGAAGGCCTGCGCGTCCTACTGGCTGCGCGCCAGGATGGACGGGGAGGACGAGCGCAAGCTCGATTTGCTGGCGAGATGGATGGCTGAGGCGGCCGACACCCTGAAGCCGCCCGTTCCGCCCGTTCCGCCGATCGCGGCGCCTGCGGCGCCCATGCCACTTCCGCCGGGGGTGGCTCAACCAGGACCCGGACCTCTTCCGGGGACATAGGAGCGAGACATGGTCGATTCGATGGAAAGCACGCAGGCGCCCGCCCAGGCGGCGGACAGGATGACGGCGGCAATGGCCGCTTTGGATTCGGTCGAAGCCGCGCCGGTCGAGACGCCGCCGGCTGAGACGCCAGGGACGCAGGAGCCGGAGGCTCCGCCTGCCGACAAGGAGCCGGAGACCGGCGACCGCGGCGAGCTTTGGCACAGGTTGGCGGAGCGCGACCGCGAGATACGCAGGCTGAAGCAGTCGGCGAAGTCCGATGTGCGCGAGCTGGCCAGGACCGATCCTCTCGCCGCGTTGCGCGAGCTGGGCATCGGGCTGGATCAGGCGTTCGACCTGCTGGCCGGACAGGCCCGCCCGATGGAGCCGGAGGCTCCGCAGGACGAAGGCAGCGAGGTTGCTAAACTTCGCGAGCGGCTGGAGAGGTTCGAGCAGGAGCAGCAGCGCAGGGCGCATGAGGAGGTCGTCTCTCGTGAGCGCGACAAGATTCGCGACCTGGCGGCCAAGGACAGCGAGCGCTGGGAGCTGATCCACTCCCTGACCTCCGAGGGCAGTATCGAAAAGGTGCTGGAGACGGCGGCCGAGGTGTACAAGCTCACCGGCGAGCTTCCAGGATACGACGTTGTCATGGACACTGTCGAGGAGGACCTGGAGCAGGTGCTGTCGGAGAGATACGAGAGGATGAACAAGCTGCGCAAGCTGCAGGCGAAGTTCTCGATGGGGAAGAGCATGGGCGAGGCCAAGAGGCTCCTTGAGGAGCCGACAGCTCCCGCCCCGACGCTTTCCACCGGCATGGCCGGAGGGCCGGCTCCGAGGAGTTTCACCGAACAGGAGAGAATGGCCAAGGCCCTGGCGTTGCTGGAGGGGAAGGGCGATTGACAGGGACCGATGGTCCCGCATGAGCAAGAAAGGCGAAGAAGATGAAAGTGCTGAATACGAGGAAGGATCCGCTCGCGCTGGCGCGGGCGGTCGAGGCGGCCTTCGATGCTGCCGTGGAGAAGTGGGAGCAAGAAGACCGAGAAGCAATGTCTCCATCATCGGAAGATCCGGGGTCGCGGATAGCGAGCCGGACAGGAGACATGACAATGTCGATCACGAAAACCACGCTCGACGCGGTTCTGAAGGAACTGTACGCCGGGCAGGCGGTCCAGGACCTGGCCTATGACGCCAGCGCCCGCCCGCTGCTCACCATGCTCAAGAAACGCACCGATTTCGGTGGCGTGAACATGCCGCTGCCCGTCATCTACGACGACGTGCAGGGTCGGTCCTACACCTTCTCGAAGGCGCAGGCCAACATCTCTGGCGGATCGATGATCCAGTTCGCGCTGGACGTCACCCAGAACTACTCGCTCGCCCAGATCACCACGGACGCGCTGCTCCGCTCCAGGAACGACAAGGGCGCGTTCCTGAACGGCCTGAAGTTCGCCGTCGACAGCGCGATCAACCGCCTCTCGAACGATATCGAGTCGGCCCTGTTCCGCGACGGCACGGGCGCCATCGGCGTCATCGCCAGCCTGTCGGGCGGCAACAAAACCGTGACCCTCGAGAACACCGAGGACGTGGTCAACTTCGCCGTCGGCCAGAAGGTCGTGGCCGCCGACACCAAGGCTTCTGCGCTGCGGTCCTCGACAGCCGGCACCGTGTCGGGCGTCGACCGCGACGCGGGCACCGTGACTTTCTCCCTCACCCTCCCCGCCACATTCGACGGCTATGTGGGTGACTACCTCTTCACCGAGGGCGACTACGACAGTGCGTCGGACAAGAACAAGATCTACGGTCTCGACGCCTGGATCCCCTCCACCGCGCCGACCTCCGGCGACTCCTTCTTCGGTGTCGACCGCTCGGCCGACCCGACCCGCCTGGCAGGCGTTCGCTACACTGGCTCCTCGGCAGCCATCGAGGAAAGCATCGTTGGCGCGGCCGCCCGCCTTGGTCGCGAGTGCGGAGCGATCCCCGACACGGCGCTGATGTCCTTCACGACCTTCCGCAGGCTCGTGAACGAGGTCGGCTCCAAAGTCCAGCGCGACGCTGGCGGGAAGGCCACGATGGGCTTCCAGTCGCTACAGGTCTACGGACCGCGCGGCGTCGTGAACTGCGTTCCGTGCACTTTCTGCCAAGAGGACGTCATCTGGCTGCTCACCTCCAAGTCGTGGGTGTTGGTGTCCATGGGTGACGCGGTACAGGTGCTGGAGCAGGACGGCAACAGGATCCTGCGCGTCAGCTCGAGCGACGCGCTCGAGGTCCGCGTAGCGTCCTACAGCCAGCTCGGCTGCAGCGCGCCTGGCTGGAACTGCAGGATCGCGCTGTAAGCGGCACGACATGGGCGGTGCCGCCCGACAGCCACAGGGAAGGGCCCGGCACCGGGCCTTTTCCCGCATCCATGGATTAAACACTTGCGTATGCGAGCATCCATCACTTTCGGATGGGGTCCGTCGGGAGAGCAGACATGAAACTTCGGCAGCAATTCCACTATGGCTACAGGTGCGGCGACACATCCATCAGGGGAAAGATTCCTCTTCTGCACGGCGGTGTTGTCGATGATGACAACCTGGCGATTCCCGGTGTGCGCGATGTCACCAAACTCGGCACCGGCAAATACCGAATCGACCTGAACGAGCGTTTCCTTGGTCTCACGGCTTTCCAGGCGAACATCCAGAACGCCGCCACCGACGGGTATGATGTGATCCTTCTCAACGATGAGTTCATCGACGGCGATGAGGGGGTGAATGCCGCAGTCAACCAGCGCGATGGATATTGCGAGATCCAGGTGATTCAGGCCGACGGCACCGGGGCGGTCAATCTCACCAATGGCACGGCCATCTGGTTCACGCTTGGGGTCAAGACCAGCGAGCAGGGATAAGGGGGCTGACATGTTCGGAAAACCCGATGAAAAGAAACCAGGCCTGGCGCTGATCATCGCCTCGAAGATGAAGGGGAAGCCGGAAAATGGCGAAACGGACGACGATGTCGAGATGGCGAAGGACATCATCGACGCCATCAAGGCAGAGGACGCCGAGAAGCTGGCCAAGCTGCTCGGTGCTTTTGTCGGGATGAGCGCCAACTGCGGAAGCGAGGACTAGGGAGCGGGGCCCGTGAGGGCCCCGTTTCCACGGAGGCATCCGGATGGGTCGCACACTCACGCTTCAGAACATCATGGACGCCGTGCGCCTGCGCGGCGAATGGCGCGCGTCGTGGCTCACGGACGCCGAACTGTTGTCGTATGTACAGGACTCGGTGGCCGCGCTGCACGATATGCTGCTGGCCATCGATCCAAGATCCAGCCTGCTGCTCGGCATGGGGGTTGTGCCGGTCGTGGCCGGGACGGCTCTCTACGACCTGCCAAGCGATTTCGGAATCATTCTCGGCGTGTCAGTCAAGGACGGAACGTCTGCCGACGGCTATGTCGCGCTGGAGCGCATGGAGTTCGAGCAGCGCTACGCCGACGACTACGACAACACGGCGAAGACATCCGCGAGATGGGATCTGTTCGGAGACAGGCTGCGCCTGCAGCCGACACCGAACTGGACGGGCGAGCTTCGCCTGGAGTACTGCAGGACGTTCGCGCCGACCGGGTTGGCGTCGCAGGCGGTGGATTTCGAGAACAGTTGGCATGAGTGGACTGTTCTCGATGTCTGTGTCAAGTGCTGCGCGAAAGAGGAGACGGATCCGTCGGTCTATGCCGCCCAGCAGAAAGCCGTCCAGGAACGCATCGGGGCGGTCATGCGGACAGCCGACAATATCGACTCCGAGGCCAGGAGCCCGTCGGCGACCGGTCTCACGCTGGCCGACATCAGGCGCGCGGTGCGCGCGCGCGGCGGTTGGCGGCTGGGGGAGGTGTCCGACGCCGTCATCACGGGGGTTGTCAACTCGTCAGTGCGGGCGCTTGAGGATGTGGTCATCGGGATCAACCCGACGCACAGCTCCATGCTGCGGCGCTCGGACATAACCGTCGTGGCCGGCACCGGCCTGTACTCGCTGCCTTCCAACCTGCACACTATTCTCGGCGTGTCTGTCAGGGACGGATCCACTGCGGACGGCTACGCCGTCCTGGAGCGGTTCAACTGGGACGAGAGGCTGGCGGACGGTTACGCGGGCGCGGGCAAGGCGAACGCCAGGTGGGCGAGATGGGGATCGCAGATCATGATCGAGCCGGTTCCGGACTGGTCCGGCGTCATAAGGGTTGAGTATGCCGGGCGGACCGCCCTGACCGGCGATCCGACGCAATCGCTCGACATAGGCAACGGCTGGAGCGAGTGGATCATCGCCAACTCCTGCCTCATGCTGTGCCCTCGTATGAAGATGGACCCGGCGCCGTTCGCGGCGCAGGTGTCCGAGATCGAGAAGCGCATCGCGGCTTCCGTTCGCGCCGAGGAGATGACTACGCAGTTCCCGAGAAGGGGCTCGTCCGGGACGACGCTGGCCGACCTGCGCAGGGCTGCTCGCGGACGCGGCGCATGGATGCGCGCGGACATCTCCGACACGCAGCTCACCGAGTGGATCAACGCCTCGATTCGCGAGCTTGTCGATTTCATGGTTGTCCGCGACCCGTCCTTTTTCGTGTCCAGGACAGACATCGACGTGGTTGTCGGCACGAGGCTCTACAACCTGCCGTCCGACATGTGGAAGCTGCTTGGTGCGGCTGTCGTGGACGAGACCGCCGTGGACGGATACTGCGTGCTCCAGAGGCATTCCTGGGACGAGCGGTACGACACGGTCTGGTCGAACGACAAGCTGGACACGCGCTATCTGATCGTGGGCGACCAGCTTGAGCTGCACCCCACGCCGAATTGGTCGGGAACCATCAGGCTGGAGTACGCCCCATATCCGACAGCCCTGTCGGAACCATCCGACACCTTCGATTTCCGCAACGGCGCCCAGGAATGGGTGGTACTCGACGCGTGCGCCAAAGCGGCCCTGGCGACCGGCAAGGATCCGGCGCCATGGATGGCCATGCGGGACGCCTCGGCGGCCAGGCTGTCGTCTGGTCTTCCGAGGGACGCGGCGAAGCCGAAGAGGGTCGTGGACACATGGAGGCGTGGCGGGGCGGATAGGGCCAGGAGGCTTCCGTGGCCGGTCCGCTGATCGCACGCGTCAAACGCGTCTACGACGGCACCGAGACGACCGTCCAGCTCCAGGACTCGACCGAGTCCGCCTTCAGGGACGTGGACACCGAGCGCCCGTGGGGAACCCCCACAGATCTCAAGACCGCGAACTGCTTCGCTGGTTTCGGCGACATCGTGCTGTGCGACCCGACCGGCGGGGCGTTCACCGTGACCCTTCCGGAGATCACGTCGCAGGATGTCGGCAAGCGCGTCACCGTCAAGAACTACTCTGTTTCCATGAACGCCATCTATGTCGTGGGAAAGAACGGCGAGACGATAGACCTGCTGTCGTCGATCTTCCTGGCTATCCCGTACCAATGTAGGACCTTCGCGGCTCGGCGCGTCGGAGAATGGATCCAGGTGGTGGTCTGACCATGGCGATCAACAAGAGAACCATACCGGCGTCCATCGGGTCGTTTCCGCTTGACACGGGAACCGATCCGAAGATCGTGTCGCAGGGAGTCACACGCCTGGAGAACGCCTCGTACAGGCGCAAAGGCGCGATAGGGCATGTTTACGGCTCGAACGAGACGCATTCGACAACGTTCGCGGACGGCTACTGCGCGGCCCACAAGGGCAGGGCGATGATCTGGAAAAACGGCGAGCAGCGCCTGTGGGACGGCTATGACTTCGTCAGGCTCGACAGCGGTTTCAGGACGCTCGACGCCGAGGCTGTCAGGATGGAGGGCATGGGAGATCCCATCGTGTTCCAGCACTCGATGGCCGAGTTCGGGAACATCAGGGCCGTCGTGTGGATCGGAAGCGACCCATACACGGGTTTCGCGCACCATGTCGCGACATACGAGATCGACTCCGGGCTGCTTGTTGAGAAGGTATCGATGGGCTATGTCTATAGCCTCTCGATCATCGAGATCGTCGCCACGTCCACCAGCCTGGTCTACTTCTTCGTCGACACGGACGGCGACCTGCGCAACGGCTTGATCGACACGGCAACCGGTGCGATCGGGTTGCCGTCCAAGATCAACGCCGGCGTGTGGCCGCAGGTCAAAGCCGCAGTTCTCTCGAAGGATTTCGATGTCTGCGCCTTCGATGGCGGTGACAATATCGTGGTCGGATGGATCGGCGACGGCGGCACCCCCGACGGTTACTGCGTATGGGGCACCATGAACTCGTACGGCGTGGCCGACGGATATAATTGGCGGGACGCCGAGCATGTCGGAACCATCGGCGTCTTCGACGCCGGCGACGATGACGGCCACTACGGCCTGTCGTGGGTGGACAGCAGAAGCGGCGATACGGATTTCTATGTCTTTGTCATCCTTGGTCTTGACGGGGCATCTTTGGATTCTGGGGACATCGAGCTTTGGAACTGGACGGACACGAACGTCACCATCCTCTCGCCGCCCATGGGCGTCAAGAAAAGCTCGACGGAATGGTGGGTGTACCTGAATGTGCTCGACGACAACTACACCTATCCTGAATGGGGAGGGTATATTAGGCGCAACTGGTTTGACGCCGACGAGAACACGGGAAGCTGCCTTGAATTCCACGAGGGTGCGCTCATAGCCGGCAGGCCGTGGAACGACAGGTCGACACCCGACAGGCATCAGATGGTGATCGTGCCGCACATGGCGACACCCGGTGATCAGTCGCAGATCACATTCCACATCGTGGGCGATTTCGGCCTCAATCTGCCGCGCTACATGGGTAGGTTCATGCTCGGCTCGGCGTTCGGCGGGTGGCCCGCCAGGGTTATTGACACACTTCGCAATGGTACGCAGGTCTACCGGTCCTCGTTCGCCGCTTTGTACCCAGACGACACGATGGGGCTCTGCATGGTCGATATGACCGAGCCGGAAGGCAGGCATATGACGGCCGTCGAGACCCTCAACCACCTTGTGTTCCCGGGATCGGTGCCGTACGTGTGGGATGGTCAGGTGCTGGCCGAGCAGGGGTTTTTGCTCTGGCCGTACAGGCTGCGGACAATCCAGAAGTCCGGCGCCGGGCTCGATGCCCCCAGCACGTACGGATACGTGGCGACCTACGAGTGGTACGATTCCAGGGGCAACCGGTGGCAGTCGGCTCCGTCGCTCGTGGCGTCCCACAAGACGAACACGGGATACGGGCAGGTCTATGTCCGCGTGCCGCCGCTGACGATGCACGACCCGTACAAGCAGAACATCAACATCATCCTGTGGCGCACCGACGGGTATGGCATCGTGTACAGGCGCGTCGACCAGTTGCCAAACGCGCAGTTCGCGGCGTATGTCGAGTTCACGGACAACCTGTCGGACTCCTCGCTGGCCAGCAGGGAGGTTTTGTACACGCAGCCGCCGGGGGATGTCCTGGAGGACATCTGCCCTCCGCCGACCAGAATCGCGTGCGTCCATCAGAACAGGTTGTTCGTGGTGAACCGCGAGAAGGACAACATCGAGATCCAGTACACCAAAGAGTTCCAGTACAACCATGGCATTCGGCATTCGGATTTCCTGACGGTCGAAGTCCCGAGCGCGGACGGCGAGATCACCGCCATGGCATCCTTCATGGACCGCTTGATCGTTTTCAAGCGGAACTCCATCTGGTACTCCTACGGGAACGGTCTGTCGAACACCGGCTCCGGCACAGGGTACACGGCGCCGCAGCTCCTGCATCCATCGATAGGGTGTGTGAACCAGAAAACGATCGCCGAGATCCCGGCCGGGCTGATGTTCCTAGGCAGCAACAACAAAATCCACATCATCAACCGCTCGATGCAGGTCTCCGTTGTCGGTGAACCGGTAGCCTATCACACGCGGACATATCCGCCGGTGTCGGCGGCAGCGATCCCGTCCAACAACGAGGTGGTGTTCGCGTCCGCGACTGTCGGGCACACATGCGTCTACAACTGGGAATACGGCCTGTGGAGCGTGTGGGCGGAATGGAGCGGAAGCGATTGCTCGATCGCCAAGGTGCTTCCGGCGGCCACGGCTTTCGAGTCGGGCGGCGAGAGTGTCCTGTGGATGGTCAGGCACGATGGCAAGGTTGTCCACCAGAAACCTGGTCTTTTCGGTCATTGGGTTGCTGGCGCCTACTCCTCGGGGCCGGAGGCGGTCCTGATCGAGACGGGGTGGTTCCCGTTCGCGCAGGTTGGCGGTTTCCAGAGGCTGCGCAGGATCGTCGTGGTCGGCCAGATGCCGACCCTGCACAAGCTCGGGGTCAGGATCGCCTACGATTTCGAGCCGGCGTGGGCCGACGACATCCAGCTCGACGTGGACGGCTACATGACGAAGCCGTTCGGGTACGAGCAGTTCATCGACGGAACGAACGACAACGCCCTGCTCGACAAGGGGTATGTTGTCGAGATCACCGGCAGCAGGCAGAAATGCTCCGCCGTCAGGCTGCAGTTGTACGACATCTCGCCGGATCCGGGCAACAGCGATTTCGTGGTGGCTGACTGCGGTTTCGAATTGACGGCGCTGGCGTTCGAGGTAGGCGTGAAGAACGGGCCGTTCAGGCCAGGTGATGGAAGGCACACGGATTGACCGGAGGAAAAACAGATGGCGTACGGATACAGCGGATACTCGAACAGCTCGCCGGGCTCCGACCCGATGGCCGGCCAGAAGCAATACTGGGACAGGAGCAACCCGGCGGGATCGTCCGAAAACTGGTACGAGTACACCAAAGGGATGTACCGTCCCGCGCCCGAGGCTTTCGACACCCCCGGCGGTGCCGGTCCGCAGGGCTCGTATGTCAAGGGCTACGCCGGAATGGGCTTCATGGCCCCCCAGGACGAGGACAAGTACCGCAGTTGGATCTCTCAGGGTTACGGTCTGGCGGGAGCCTCGCGCGGCGACCAGGAGCGAATGCTGGACTACATCAAAGCCGTGGCCGAGGGCAATCTCGGCGGCGGACGCAAAACGCTCGCCCAGCAGGCTCAGGAGCAGTCCCTGGCCCAGATCCAGGCCTCCTCGACGGCTGCCGCCAGGTCCGGAGCCTCCCCGGCGCTTCAGCGCGCGGCGATGTACCAGGGCGGGGCTGCCTCGCAGCAGGCCGCCGCGAGCGGCGCCCTGGCCAGCATGAAGGAGCAGCAGGACGCGCAGCGGCTCGCCCTCCAGGCCGCCGGGCAGATGAGGACGCAGGACATCCAGCAGGCCGTGGCGGCCCAGCAGGGGCTGTTGTCGTCAACGCAGGCCGAGTCCATGAAGAAGGAGATGACCGCAAAGTACATCGCCCTCGGCTTGTCCGATCGCGAGGCCGAGAGGCGAGCCAACATGGCTCTCGAGGCCATGCGCATGCAGTCGTGGGAGTCGCAGCAGGGCAGGGCGATGCAGCAGTCGGCCATCGACCAGAGTTTCTGGAACTCGCTGCTTGGCGGCGGAATCGCGGCAGGCGGGGCGCTGCTTGCCGCCTTCTCCGACAAGCGCGGCAAGAAAGACATCGAGCGCGCCGACATGCGGCGCTACCTGACGTCCTGCGCGGGCGCGAAGACAGGCATCACGGACACCACCGGTTTCCTGGACGATCTGTACGACGAGCCCGGCGTGGTTGTGTCGAATGTCGACGAACCGGGCGTCGCCGGAACCAAAGCGACCCCCGCGACCACTGCGGACAACTCCGCGAAATACAAAGCCGCTGGCGGAGCCCTCACATCATTCGGCACCAGCATCATGGCGCAGGGCAAGAACGCGGCGCAGGACATGATCCAGGCCGCAGGCGAGAAGAACCAGGAAAGGATGAACGATTTGTTCAACAGCCTGATGTCGATGCCAGGCGGAACATACGCCGAGGCCGCCCCGGCGGCCGTGAGCGACATGTCGGCCAAGGAGGGCGAGACGCCGGTGAACGACTTCATGGATGCGCTCCAGGCCTACAGGTACCGCTACAAAGAACCTGAGAAGCATGGGCGCGGCGAGCGCATCGGCGTGATGGCGCAGGACATGGAGAAAAGCAAGCTCGGGGATTCCCTTATTGTCAAGGACTCCAAAGGTCTGCGGCACATCGACATGGATCCGCAGAAGTTCAATCCGCTCGTCCTGGCCAGCCTGGCCGACCTGAACAAGCGGCTGCGCAAGGTCGAGTCGGAGGGCTGACATGGCGCTCGATCCGGAGGCCATGGCGCGGATGGGCGGAACCGACCCGGAGTTCGCCGAGAAGCTGCGCAAGGTCATGGAGAGGTTGTCGGAACAGGGTTTTCAGCCGAGGGTGTCCAACGCTTTTCGCACGCCCGAGCAGCAGGCCGAGAAGGTCAGGCTCGGGTACGCGAAAAACCCCGACCCCGGCACGCATGGTGCTGGCCTGGCCGCCGACGTGATCGACAAGCGGTACGGATGGGAGGACAGCAAACGGAACGCCAAGTTCTTCGCGGCCCTGACCGACGCGGCGATGGCCGAGGGCTTGACGGCCGGCGGATCGTGGTTCGGGCAGGGCGGAACGCGCCTGAAGCCGACGCGTCCGGCCCTGTGGAACAAGTACGGGATCGGATGGGATCCAGCACACATAGAGTCGAAGACACCGGTGCCGCAGGCGGCGCGCGCCGAGAGAGGTGGAAAAATGGCTGGCATGCCAGATGCCGGGGTTGGACCCGGAACAAGGCCGGAATGGCTTCCGGCCGACACGTCGCTCGACAAGCTGAACACGATCATCTCTGGGCTGGAGACGAGGGTGTCGGCCGAGGAGGACAACACCACCCGCAACACATTGATGGCGCAGCTTGAAGCCGCCAAACGGTACAGGCTCAATTTCTCCGGGCCGCACCAGCCGCCCGGCGGAACTGTCAATCCGCCGTCGAACGAGCCGATCTCGCTGAATCCTCCGGTGAAGGTGCTTCCGCTGGAGACCGGGTACAAGAGGCTGCCAGGCAAAACAGCGGCTCCGCCGTCCACGGGCGCCCCTGTCGCCGCCCCGTTCGCCGCCGACGTGCCGAAGATCACGCTTGGCGCGCAGGGCCGCTCCGTGTCCACCACGAGCGGCGTGCCGTACCCGGCCGAAGACCTGGCCAGGAGGGAGGAGCTTGGCGGCACAATGCTTGGCGAGCAGCTCAAGCTGGCCAACGCCAGGCGCGAGCGTCTCCAGAAAATCGCCGAGAAGCGCATCGGTCTCCTGGACGAGGCCGACAAGACCATCGCCAGGTTCTCCCAGTCGGCGCAGGACGATCTCGACAGGCTCACGGGTCTTGCCGGTGGAAAACCCGTGCTCGGGTTGCCTCCGGGGGCTGTCGAGGAGCCCGGCATGACCAGCGCGGCCCAACGGGCCCGCGCCGGGCTCAAGGGCGGCGAGGTCGAGAAACCGGCCGTTCCAGAGGCCCGCAAAGGCTTGATCGCCAAGATGGAGGAGCGCTTCAACGAGGCTGGCGCCCAGCTCGACGCCGCCAGGAAGGATCTGGCCGATTTCAAACTTGATCCGCAGAGAGGTGTCGGCATCCAGGTCGTCATCGCCGGCATCGCCGACGCGATGCGGATCATGGGCTCGTCGATCGCGTCCGGCGGACGCAATCTCGGCTCTGGACCGTCCTATGTTTCGCAGGTGTTGGATCGCAACCTCCAGGCGCAGAAGATCGAACTCGAGAAGATGATGAAGATCCACGGAATGACGAAAGAACAGCGCGATTTCACCTGGAAAGCGTGGAACGAGTTCAAGGACGAGAAGAAAGCTATCGAGCTCCGCATGGCGCAGCTCGACGCCGCCAGGCTGGCCAACATGACATCGAGGATCGACATCAAGGCGGCGGCCGCCGAGGAGATCAACAAAATGGGTCGCGACCTGTCGGCGCTGCGGTACGCCACCGGTGTCGGCCAGGTCGAGGCGGAGATCAAGGCTAAGGAGAAGGCGGCGGGCAAGACGACCACCGAGGTCTCCGAGACGCGGAAGGAGGCAGTGAACCCGCTGGCCGTGGCGCAGGCCAAGGCGCAGGTGGGCGGAGGCAAGATCATGCCGCCAGCCACCATCCGCAACCTGGCCGAGGACAGAAGCGTCATCTACGCGGCCATGGCCATGGCGAACAAGATAAGGAACAAAGACCTGACTCCGATCAAGGGGATCCCATGGCTTCCCACGGACGCCAACACCTTGATGCCGCAGATCAAGTCCCTGGCGCGCCAGATCGAGCGCAGGCTCGGAACGGACAGCGGGAACCTGGCGCAGCAGGAGGGACAGCTCATGGTGGAGTCGGTGACCGGTCGCGAATGGAACAAGGCCGCGCAGGCCCACAGGCGGTTCCTGGAGATCGTCGGCAGGCTTCGCCGCAAATACGACGAGGAGGTCGGGATGTACGGAAGCCAGGGATACCGGACGACAGGCCTCGGTCTTCCCGAAGACGCGCTGAAACGGTTCGATTTCGAAGCCAAAAAGAAGATCACGGAGTAGCGCATGGTCGGTCTTTACGAGGAGGGGGCGGCACCGCCCCCGCGTCCAAGGGAGGAGATCGAGCGCGAGCGCGCGGCCGAGACGGCCGACGCCGCGTCCATCGTGGACAGGCTGTACGCGGCCGCGTCCGCCGGCGAGCCCCTGCCTGCCGCGCCCGAGATGAAGCGGGCCCAGATCGTCGATGGCGACAAAGCGAGCGTCATCAACCCGGACACGGGCACGGTGTCGCTCATTCCCCTGAAGGATCTCGACGAGGCCATATCGCTCGGGTTCGTTCCCGAGAACCACACCGAGTACGTCAAACGCAAAACGGACGAGCACTACCGCGAGGCGACCGGCGAGGCCGCCGCCACGGGAGCCCTCGGCTCCCTGACGCTTGGCTTGTCGAACGTGGTCGGAGGCGAGGAGTGGCGCAGGCACGCGGCCAGGCTGAAGGCGGAAAGCCCCACGGCGACGATGCTCGGAAGCCTTGGCGGCATCGCCGCCTCGATGGGCGTGGGGGTTGGTGGCCTGGCGGCCTCCGGCGGCAGGACATTGGCCGAGAAGATCATCGCAAAAGGCGGCGGAAAGCTGGCAGAATCGCTTGCGCAGGGCGGCAGGTTGGCCGGGGCAGTCACCGGGGCGTCCGAGGCGGCAGCCGCCGGACTTCCCATCGGTTTCGGCGAGTCGATGGGGGCGCAGGCCCTTGAGCATCCGGAGACCGGCGAGTTCTCGGCCACCAAAGCGTTGAAGGCCGGCGTGCTGGCCGCCGCGTTCGGGGCAGGCTTCAGCCTGGCCGGATCGGCCCTTGGCTGGGGCGGGTCGGCCATCAAGTCGAAAGCGCAGCAGGTTTTCCTGAAACGCTCCGGATACGCGGGGATGGACAAGAACATCCTCGCCGCCACGGCGAGGGAGACTGCCCCGTTCAGGTCCGCGCTGGACGCCATCGACAACCAGTTGGGCGGAAACGTGGCCAGCACCGTGAGATCTGCGGCCGACGCGCTTGGAAAAAAAACGACAACCGCCGACGACTTCAGGATCGTGCTGGCCAACCAGTTGGCCGGAACGGGAAGGGACGAGCTTCTCGCGCTGGCCAAGACCATGAACAAGGGTTTGCCGGCGTCGGAGAGGCTCGGACGCGACGTGCTGTCGTCGGCAATGGTCGGCAACCCAGCTCCGCTGGTGGACGGTGTGGCCGACATGGCGGCTCGCAGCGGACAGGCGCTCGCCAAACTCGAGAAAGCCAAGGCGGCGTACGCGGCGGCGTTCCCGTCACTCGACAAGCTGATGGGGCTTCCGCCCGGCATGGGCAAGGTGGCCCTTGGTGTCGGAGCCGGTGTGCTGTCCGGGAACCCGGTGGTCGGTGTGCTGTCGTCATTGGCCCCCATCGCCCTGCGAAAACTGGTTGGCACGCCGTACGCGTTCACCAAAGGGATGATGAGGCAGGATGTGGCGAACATGCTGACAAGGATCCTGGGAATATCGGGGATCAAGGCCGGAGCCGAGACGATGTCGGGCAAGGAGGTCTCGGAGCTGCGCGAGGACCTGGCGAAGACACCGCCGATCGACGCCCCCGCGCTGGCGCAGAGCCTGACGGATGGCGGATGGTCCGCCCCGCAGGCGGCCTCGTACGCCAAGTTCCAGTCGTGGCGCGACAGCAGGATACGCGACGAGGTGGACAAGGCGTCCGACAACCCGATGTCCAGGGCGGCGCTGAGCTCCAGCGTGGTGGTCCTGAACGATCCGCGCATCGCGCTGGCGAAGCTGGCAGACGGGTCGGCCAAGCCGTCCGACATCAACATCCTGCGCGACATCATGGAGACTTTCGAGCCAGGCTCATGGGCACCAATGGAGGAGATCGCCAGGAACACCCTTGACACCGCGAGGCACGAAACGCTTCCGGCGAACACGCTGGCCATCATGCGCATGGTGCTCGGCAAACCGGCGTCGCCGCTGGCGGCGATCGGTGCTCCGCCTGCCGGACCGGCGAAACCGGCAGGGGGCAAACTCGGGCTCGACACGGCGTCGCTGATGACGCAATCCCAGAAGCTCCAGAAGGGGCTCGGGGAGGCGTAGGGGAGAACCGCCCAAGGGAGCCATGGCGGACAACATGAGGGCGTCCCGCGGGACGCCGCCAAAATGGAGGCAAAAAGATGGGAAACAGGATCCTTGCTGGCTTCGACGGCTACATGGTGATGAGCGCCGACGGCTACTCCGACGACATCTCGATCGGGCACGCGCGCAACGTGTCCATCCAGACGGACGTCGTGACAACCGACGGGTACGGATACATCCACATCCAATGCTCGAACAACCGCGAGAACTGGGTCGATGTCTGGTTCGTGGATGAGAATGGCACCGTCCAGCAGTACAAGGAGGTGCTCAAGGCCTCCTTCAGCCACATGTTCGACATCAGCGACATCGCGGCCGGCTGGGCGCGGGTGAAGTACGAGAAGAACGACGGCTACGCCAGCGGGACGGGCGGCCTGTCCTACTATGTGAATCTCAAGAAATGACCAATGAAAACAAAGATTTGTAGCAAATGTGGTGATGCTTTTGAGGCATCGAACAAGTTCTTTGCCAAAAACACTCAAACCAAAGACGGTTTGGCTTGCTGGTGTAAACGGTGCATGAATGCGTATGCCGCTGAATTCAGAAAACATCATCCAGACAAGGTGCGTGCGCTCAATAATTCTCCGCGCGCCAGATATGCTGTTTGTAGAAACCAGGCGGGAAAACGGCGCATTGGGTTCGAATTGTCATTCGATGAATTCATGGAGTTCTGGCAAAAACCATGTCATTGGTGCGGATCGGAGATTGCCCTGATCGGATTGGACAGGCGGTTGCCGCATGATCCATATCGCAAAGACAACGTCGTTCCATGCTGTAAAATCTGCAACTGGATGAAAATGGACATGGGTGAGGACGAATGGATGGACAAGATGATGACAATCCTGAAGCATCAAGGAGTGCTGTGATGTTCCGCTCACTGATTTGGCTCGCCGGGCACGGCGCGTTCTGGATCGCACTGCCGACCGCCTCATCCTCTGCGACGATGTGGCGGTCCGTGGCACACAAGGCGTTGTAGGAGAACACGATGGGCGCACGCTGGACCACCAACGGGCTTGGCGACCAGACAACCTGTTTTTCCAACGGTTTTCAAACCGGGTACACCACGGGGTACGCCGATGGCTATCAGTTCGGCCTGTGGGTCGGCCCGGGGTTTGCCGACGGGTACAACCAAGGTTTCTACATCGACGGCTATGCGCACTGGACTCCGTTGGCGTTCCAGGAGGGCATCAATTCTGTCTGGCTGTCGCGTTTCGATGATGGCTATTGGTATTGCTCGCCTTTGGCGTACGCCGACGCGTACGACGCGTATGTCGGTCCTGCTTTCCAGCAAGGGATCAACTCCGTCTGGCAGGCCAGGTTCGATGACGGCTATTGGTATTGCTCCCCGCTGGCATACGCCGACGCGTACGACGCGTATGTCGGTCCAGCGTTCGCCTCCGGGTACAACCAGGGTCATGTCGCTGGAATCACGGACGGCTACGCTGTTTGGGTTCCGCTCGGGTTCCAGGAGGGCGTCAATTCCGTCTGGCTGTCCAGGTGGGAGGATGGCTACTGGTACTGCAGTCCTCTTGCGTATGCCGACGCCTATGACGCGTATGTTGGACCCGCTTTCACCTCGGGATACAACCAGGGGCATGTCGCCGGCATCACGGACGGCTACGCCATCTGGAGCCCTCCGGCTTTCATCGAGGGGCAGAACGCCGCATTCCTGCCGAGGTGGCAGCAGGGATTCGCCGATGCGTACGGGACATGGACGCCTTTGGCTTTCGTGGAGGGGCAGAACGCCGCATTCCTGCCGAGGTGGCAGCAGGGATTCGCCGATGCGTACGACGGGTACTACAACGCCGGACTCGACGACGGATACAGCCGCGACGGGTACTGGGGCAGGAACTACCAGAATGACGGGTACTATTTCCTCGGCCTGAACCGCGGGACATCCGACGCCTACGGCATCCTCGTCCCGGTCGCGTTTGAGCAGGGGCAGAACTCCGTCTGGCAGTCGCGCTACGACGATGGCTACGCCGACGGCGGACCGGCGGGATACACCAGCGGCTACAACCAAGGGCATGTCGCGGGCATCATCGACGGGTACGCCGTGTGGTCACCGCCAGCTTTTGTCGAGGGGCAGAACAGTGTGTTCTTGTCCCGCTGGAAAGACGGATACAGCGACGGCTATGGCCCCGTGGACGGGAACCCTCCGGATGGCTATTTCTGGATGGGGTACAACCGTGGCTGGAACGCCTCGACCGGAGGGTACGACTCCGGCTATGCTGATGGCTACGCCGATGGTTATGATGGGTACTACCTGCCTGGTTGGGCCGACGGCTACAACAGGGGGTTGTGGCTTGATGGGTACGACCATTGGGTGCCGATCGGCTACGACTATGGTGAGAATGCGACCTGGCAACCGCAGTACGATGCGGGGTATGCCGCCGCCAAGGCGGCCGGGTTCGGCGGTGTTCGGAATTTGCATGCCGTCCTCAAAGGAGTAGCGTGCACCTGCCGCTATGTCGGAGCTGACTGCACTGTCGCGACATCGTGGGACGCCGATGGATATGGAAACAACCTCGGCATCCAGGGGTCTGGATCGACCCCGACCAAAACGGCGAACAAGTATTTCCCGGGCGACGACGACGCAGCCATCGCATTCCAGGGCGGCGGTGGGAAATACTACAGGGATTCAGGCACCACGCAGGGAAATCTCGGGACGAACGATGCCGTGTTCGAACTCGTCTTCATGATCACATCGAGCCACGCCAACAACTACCGCGCAGCGGCGAAATACACCGGTGGCGGATCGCCGATACAGGGTTGGGCGATCTGGGTCTCGACGGGAACCGACGGGGTGGTGCTCTACCTGCGCTACAACGCGCACGAGGCATATGTGAAAGCCACTATGCCCGTGGCGGTCATCAAAAGCAACCTGATGCACGCGATGTGTTTCGTGGATCGCAGCGATGTGGCAAGATGGTACATCAATGGACAGCAGGTCGGAGCCGATGTCACGGTCAGTTCCTTGTCAGCCGACGACATCTCGCCTTCGCTCAACATGGCTCTTGGGGCGCAACCGGACGGGCTGTACGGCATGAACGGCGATATGTGCTATTTCTCCCTGTGGACAAACTCTGCCGGGTGGTTCGCCAAGACGGACTGGGACGCCATCGTGCGCGACCGCTACCACAAACTGCTGCGCGGAGCAGGCCCTGGGTCCAGCGTGTAGGAGGACAGGATGGAGACAACCGAACTGGCAGACATGCTGCTGTCGAAACTGGACGGCTACGCCGGAACTCCGATGTTCCCGTTGTCGGAGAGCGAACGGCTCGCGGTGCGCCTGCGCGCCGCGTTCGGCGAGAACGTCCGCACCGACGGTGTCGATTGGGAGGTGTGCGGCAAATTCCTTACCGCCGAGGAATGCGAGCTCCTGCTCGCCGAGATAGCGGGGAGGGACCGATGATCGACTCCGCACTGACAGCCGCCCTGGTGGGCGTGATCATTGTGCTGACCAAGGTGATCGAGCATCTGCTGGCCAAGCGCGCCGAGGCGCGCAAGCCCGCCGCCAGCCCATACAACGGGCACACGGACAAGATCTGCGACGCGGCCGACAAGCTGCACGACGCGGCGATCAAGATCGACATCACGGCGGAGCGCCTGGAGCGCGCCGTGGAGAAAATGGAGCGGTAGATGGCCGATGGTTACGATTTTCCACGGGGAGTGGAGTTTGGAGAGCAAGCGGATCCTGGCTGTCCTGGAACGGCTTGCCCTCGCGACGGGTTTCCGTGTCGATGTGGTACCGATCCCGTTCATGGGACCATCGGAGATCACGGTGCCGACGGTGAGGATCGGGACGAGGACGCTGGTGCGTCCGACGGACGCCGAGCTCGCGACAGCCGTGGCAACCTGGTTCGCTTCCTCATGAGCCGGAAGTTCGTGCTGGCCATGATGATCGTTGTTTTCGGCGCGGTCGCGCTCGGTATCGGATGGCTGACGGGAGGGGAGTTCGTGGCCCTGGCATCGATCGTGATGGGTGCCTACGGGGCCGCAAATGTCCTACAACCGCGGTTCGAGAGATACGACCCATCGGATTCATTGGAGGATTGAGATGGCAAACACGCTGACGAGGGAAGCGATCGCGCTGTCGGGGACGATCGACCTCGACGCCGACGGCTACTCGTTCTACCACAACATCGGCAAAGAGCCGTACTGGTCGATCCAGATCCTCGTCGAGCCGGGCACGGCGGCCGATGGCTACTGCTATGTCCAGGGTTCGAACAACCGCGAGAACTGGCGCGACATCGCTTGGCAAAACCCCGACGGATACGCTGCCGATTCCTTCCATGTTGTGCCGCTTCTCGGCATCCATGAGCTGATCAACTCCCCCGGTCTGGCCATCGGGTACATCCGCCTGCGCTACGAGAGGCAGGCCAACACCGGCACGCTCCGGTACTGGGTCGCGGCGGGCAAATGACAATCTACGATCCCATCAGCCACCGGCGGGCATCGTCCGGAATGAGTGTGGAGCGCGGCGGCGAGCCGCACTCCAGCGGCGACCTGTGGACCAGGGCGCGGAAGGACTTGTTCGCGCAGAACCTGATCGACATCGAGAACATCGTCCCTGCCCCGAACTCGTGGGCATCCAAGACATCCAGGATCATGTTCGACATCGTG